CCCGTGGGGATGCCCCGGTGCCCTCTGAGTGGCGAGCGCCAGCATGGTAGCCAAGCGAGTCTCTGAAGCGCTCTCCACGGGCTCTCGTGATGCACTCGTGGTGCTGATGGGGAATCTGAGTAAGGAGATAGACGAGTCAACTAGCGCTCGTGATCGCCTACCCCTCGTGAGGGCGTTCCTGGCCACTGTGAGCGCCATAGAGGCAATGGACATCGCTAGGCAACGTGAGGCTAGGGCCAACGCTCGAAACTCGCTCCACGGCGATTCTGGAGCCCCTAATCCGATAGACGAGTTGCTAGCCCGTAGGCGCAAGCGTGGCCGGGCCAACTAGCACCCTCGAGGGCGCTCAGCACGCAACCACGAGAGTGCTCCCACGTGGGCGCTCAGACTCAGACGCTATCGAGCTGGCCAAACACATCTCCATGCCACTCGATCCATGGCAAAAAGAGATCCTCTGCGAAAGCGCCAGAACTACGGGTAACCGCTGGAGCGCTTTCGAGGTGGCCGCTCTCGTTCCTCGCCAGAATGGGAAAAGCTATCTGGTGGCTATGCGAGCGTTGGCCGGCGCTCTCATCTATGGCGAGAAACTGATTATCTACTCTGCCCACGAATACAGAACCGCCCAAGAGACGTGGAGACTCGTTAGGGACATCTGCGATAGCGACGTGATGCGGCCCTATATCAAGCGCATACGTCTGATGGCTGGTGGCGAGCTAATCGAATTCAACAACGGTGCTCGTTTCAAGATGATCGCTCGCACTAGAACGAGCGGCCGTGGATTCTCGCCAGATTGCCTCTTGCTCGATGAATCGTTTGCGCTATCCGCGGATGTGATGGCCGCTCTGGTGCCATCGGTGGCCGCTCGTCCCAATCCACAGATCTGGTATCTGAGTAGCGCCGGCACGTGGGAATCGCAAGTGCTCCTAGAACTACGTCGCAGAGGGCACAGCAAATCCACGAATAGTTTCGCTTACTGGGAATGGCACGCAGACCCCACCAGCGACTATCGAGATCCACGGGTGTGGGCAGGAACCAACCCCGCCTATGGACGCAGACTCACGCACCACAGCATCTCTCGTGAGTTGGAGTCCATGTCTAAGCGGGCGTTCTGTCGGGAGCGCTTGGGTATCTGGTCAGAGTCAACCGTGGAAACGGTGTTGGCTGAAGACGCTATTAACGCACTCACCATCGAGAGCCCAGCACCGCCCCGAGATGGGCGCCATATGGGATGGGGAGTGGACGCCGCTTGGGACCGTACCGGCGGTGCCATCTGTGTGGCGTTCCACGCTGACGATGGTCAACCACTGGTGGCGCTCGTGGACGCCCGCCCCGGTGCTGGGTGGATACCAGAGCGTCTGAACGAGCTGAGCGAGCGCTACGAGATTGAGAGCGTGGCGTTTGACGCTCGTGGTGGGATCACAGATCTCATGGACCGGGCCAACAGAGACCACGCCATCGAGCTAGCGCCCATGCGCCATCAGGACTACCCGGCCGCGTGCGCCAACCTCGCTCAGCGAGTAACAGACCGCTCGATGCACTTTGGCAATGCGCCAATGCTCATCTCTGATGCGATCAATGCCACCGCTCTGACCACTTCCAACGGGTGGATTTGGAATCGCAAAGTCACTACCCCTCCCACTCATCTCATCGCTTCCACCGCGGCGCTCTGGGCGCTGGAACATTCCGATGGTGGCGCTGGCGTAGCGGTCTATTAAACGGGGGTAAACGGGGATGGGATGGTTTAGACGTTCCACTAGTGGCTCCACGGTGCCACCTAATGTGCTACCGCCCAGCGTGGCTATCGACAGTAATTCCATCACTAACCAAAAGGTTGGGCCCGGTGGTGGTCGCTGGTGGGGGGGTGGTCCACGCTGGTTTGTGGGCACATCTCGTGGGTTGGATACCACTGTGGAAGTGGGCAGAGAGGGTGACTTTCCAGAGGGCGCCCACGTATGGGGACCGGCTGAGGGTGACTTGGGTTTCCCCACCGCCACCAGATGGCCCGGATATCCGGGTGGTTGGGTACCGCCCTATTACGATACTGGTAAGTCATTCACTGGTGGCGAGGGCTACCCGGGGCGCTATATGGGTGGAGCGCTACTCGAGGGCCGAGTGTCCACAGTCTTTGCTTGCACAGATCTCGTTTCACGCACCCTCGCCACAATGGGTCTGAAGACGATTAAAGATGGCGTCCCCATCGAGAGCCCCGCGTGGTTAGAGAATCCTGAACCCGAGATCTACACATCCATCGTGGAGCCCATGCAAGCGTTGGTTAACTCGTTGCTCCATCGTGGCGAAGCGCTCATCGCCCCGACAGCTCGTTACGCAGATGGCATGGTGGCTCGCTGGGTGGTGCTCAATCCTGATCTCGTGGAGATTGAGCCTGGCGTTGGTGGTATTCCGCTCTACTCCATTGGTGGGATGGACATTCCACGCTCAGAGATTCTGCATATCCGCTATCAGACTTGGCCGGGCCAGGTTCATGGCGTTGGCCCTATGGAAGCGTGTTGGCGCAATCTGGTCAGCGCTGACGCTATGCAAGCGTGGGGAACGCAACTAGCGGTCATGAATGGCGTTCCTATTGCGGTGCTCCAGAGTGAAGTAAAACTAACGAAACAACAGGCTGACCAAATCAAGCTCTCATGGGCAGAGGCTTCAATTTCACGTGGATCATTGCCCGCGGTGCTTTCTGGTGGGCTCACCTATACGCCGCTCAATCTCAAGCCCGCTGATGTTGGGTTACTCGATCTGCGCATGTTCGATGAGCAACGAATCGCATCATGCTTTGGCGTACCGCTATGGCTGGTGGGTCTACCCGTAAACGATGGGCTCACATACTCCACGGTCACCGATACGTTTGACTATTTCTGGCGAGCCACGTTGCGACCCGTCGCCTATAACATCGCTTGCGCATTCTCGGGTTGGGCGCTTCCACGTGGAATCTCATTGCGATTCGCCAGCGAACAGATCACCGAACCGGGTATCGCTGAGCGGGCCAACATCTATAACACGATGGTCAGCGCTGGCGTTATCACGATTGCTGAAGCAAGAGCGATGGAGCATCTTCCACCGATACCCGCTGAAGACAACGCAACGGTACCGGGGCTAGTACGAAACGAGGGGGTCTAATCATGGTGGGTAGCGGTGTGTATGTTCGCCAATTCCCGGTCACGTTCTCTATTCAGGATGGTGGGGATGGTCGCACTGTCTATGGTCGCATCGTTCCCTATGGTGAAGTCATCTCGTTCATCGATCAATACGATGGCGACCGGATTAAGAAAGAGCGTTTCGTGCCTGGCGCTTTCGCTAAGCAATCTCGGGCGTGGAACCGGGTAAGTCTCTCGTTCCGACATGACAATGGGTTTGACAATACGATCGGTTACGGCCGCGAGCTGCAAGAGATGGATGATGGGGCGTACGCCACCTTCCGACTCTATGAAGCTGACGCTAACAAGGCTCGAGAGATGATGGCGAATTCCCATGGTGGGCTCTCGCTGGAGTTTGAATCACGCAAGCTAGATCGTGAAGATGAGAATGGCGTGATCGTGAGGGATAACGTCCACGTGCGCAGAGTGGGAATCACTGATGATCCTGCCTACGTGGGCGCCGAGATTCTGGCGGTGCGTGAGCGTGATCTGATTGTGCCCACTCCCCATCTCGATAAGATTCGGGCTGATCTTGCGATGAGAAGGGCAGTGATGTGAGAGCGGGTAATCTCGATATCGTGATCGAGACTGGCGCTTACTGGTCTCGTGAGATCCAATGCGTAACGCCCGATGATCCGATTGAGGCTAATGACGCTCTGGTTGGTGAGCGCTATTACGTGGATGGCAACCCACTGGAGTTGTTCTCGATCGAGCAAGCTAGCGGCGGCCGGGTAAGACTCAACTTTGGTCAGGGGGTCTACTCAGACCCATCGCTCGTAGTGCTCGCCACCGCCATGATCGTTCCGGCCCTTCCACTAGAGATCATCAAGATGGAAGCGTCATTCTCTGTCGCTGACGTGGATGTGGATGGCGTTTCGGTGTATACCCAAGTACCAATCAGCGTTGAAATCGCTCCAGATTCGCTCTCAGGGCGTTTAAGCGTGGATTCAGCGACCACCGCTAGTTGGTGGGAATACGAGGGCGCCCATTCATGGGACTGTTATGCCCAGAGTGACGCTTGGGACTGGCAACGAATTTTAGAAGGAACCTTAACGATCATCAGTGGAGATACCCGATGAGCGCCACAGACGAGAGATTCAAAGTCATGATCTCTGACGTAGTAATTGTGAGTCTGCCCGCCGGTGCCAATGTGGTAGCGCCACCTTTCGGGCCCGCTGACGCTGGGAAGGTGCTCACTGTCTCGGCTGATGGCTCCACGATGGAATGGCAAACGCCAACGAGGTAGAGATGTATTCTCTTTATTGATCTAACGAAAGACGCACGCAACAAACCCCGCATTAGGGCCATCGCCTATCTGGCCACCGCCCATCGTCACCTTTCGTGAATGTGTGTCGGCACGTCCACGCACGAAAGGTGTACGTCAATGCCCGACATTATGCTTACGAAACTGAAGGATGAGCGAGACTCCAAACTCAAGTTTGTTGAGGACCTCGCCAACAATGCGGCCGCTGAGAGTCGTGATCTCTCCACGAACGAGCTGGAGCTAATCACTCGCTCTAACGATCGGGTGGATGAGATTGATGGGCAACTCAAGGTGCTGGCCCGCGAATCCAAACTTGACGAGGAATCGCAGACCCGTCTTGCCCAACTCGCTGGCGCCACTATCGGTGGTGGAAACGAGGTTGCCCAGTACCGCACCGCCGGCGCTTATCTGAGTGACTATCTGACCACCATCATTGGCGAGGGTGAAAAGCAGACCCACGCACGTGAGCGTCTGACCAGATACCACCGGGCCGCGGCGCACGTAACCACTGGCAACTTCACTGGCGTATTTCCGCAAGCCATTGTTGGACCGCTGATCAGTCTGATTAACACGAGTAGGCCGCTGGTATCGGCACTGGGAACGATCGACGTTCCTAGCGGGCCCTCGTTCCGGCGCCCCAAACTCAACGATCCCAATCTGGCCACTGGCGTTGGTTCTCAAGCCAACCAAAAGGATGAGTTGGTTTCTCAGGCGTTCACGCTTAGTTCAGACAACGTGGATCTCACCACGCTGGGTGGATACGTGAACGTCGCTCGTCAGGTAATCGATTGGGGCGTTGCCTCAATGGATGTGATCGTGAATCAGCTTGCTGGGCGCTACTCGTACGCCACTGAGCGGGCCGCAGTTACGGAAATGCAGAAAAGCACATCCAAAGCCACGCTCGCTGCCGGCGCTGCCGCTGACGTGGTTCTCAAGGCAATCTATGATGCTGCCGGCCAGGTCTTCAATCAGACTGGTCAGCTACCCACCACGTTGGCCGCTGGTCCACTGGGCTGGGCTCGTCTGGGTGGTCTGAGTAGCACTCAGGGCGTTCCTACGTTCCCATTCCTCAACCCAGTCAACTCGTCTGGCAGTGGAATGAGCGCCACGAGTTTTACTGGCAACCCGGTGGGTCTCAACCTCGTGGTTACGCCCGGAATCACAGATGACACGTTCTGGGTGCTCAACTCGCTTGGACTTGAGATCTATGAGCAGGTTGTGGGGCAATTGTCCGTTGTGGAACCGTCAGTTTTGGGCATCCAAGTAGCCTATGCCGGGTATGTCGGAATGTATCGTCCGGCGCCCAATGGTGCAGTCCACGTCGCGCCGTAATCGGGTGGTGAATACCAATGGCCGTTAGGGCAGATCTCGATTCATTAAGAGCCATGACAAAGGTTCAGACCACGAGCGATGACCGGGTGCTTTCTCAGTGTCTAGAGGCCGCTGGTGCGTGGATCTACGATCGGGTCTGCCCTAGCGACGTTAAACATTCCGATGTGGTGCAAGCGGTGCTATTGCTGGCCGCTCGTCTATATAAAAGACGATTGAGCCCAGAGGGCGTGGCAGGTTGGGAAGACATGGGCGCCGTAAGAGTAGTCGCCAGAGATCCTGATATCGATCGACTCATTGAGCAACACATAGATGCATACAAAGTGTGGGGCATCGCATGATCAGGGAGCTACGACAAAAGGTCGCTGACGAGCTAAAGAGCAT